GGGAGATCAGCTCCGGGGAGCTGGACAGGGTCTTCGCATCCGGGAACAGGTAATCAATGTTCTCGATGCCGTAGGTCACGACGTGCTGAAGGAAAGACTCCTTGAAGGAGCCCATCTTCTTGGCGTCAGCAACAATGGTGGACAACTGGTCATGCGTCAGAGTGGCCTTGGCCTGAGGCGCGGCGCCATTCTGCTCGAAGACGTTGTGGATCATTTCGGTACCTTCCTGGTGGTTGAGGTCGCCCTCGGGGTTGTCGTCATCAGACGCATCGTCATCAGACTGAGAATCATCATCGGAACTATCAACATTATCATCAGAGTGCTCGATAATCTCCTCATCGGAGTCATCCTCACTCTGCTGCAACTTGCCATCGGCAGCCTCGATTGCGGCTCCGATCATGAAATGGACGACATTCTTCTGCTCTTCAGTGAGCGAGTTGTAGACGTCCTCAACAGTCTTCTCCTCGGCAGCGGGCGCTGCGTCAGACTTGCTCTCGTGCTCCAGAACCAGGCCGGTGTAGATGATGGCCTCGTCCTCAAGCGTCTCAACTTCGCCATCTGAGTGAGCCAGATTGACGTTGTCGATAAGAGCGCCGGGGTTGGCACCTGAAAGAACCAGGCTAACCTCTCGGATTGCTCCATGGAGAACTGCCTTACTCTTCTCCACGAGCTGGTTTGCGTAGATAGACATCATGGTGATGTCCTTGTGCTGGACCAGAACCTTTGCACTCTGGCCCGCCTCGGTTGCGTTGAAGAAACCGTATGCGTAAACGCCATCGGGTCGATTCTCCAGAAGTGCGTGACCAAGAACATTCGTCGGATCGCTGTGACCATGCTGCCAAACGAGCGGAACCGTCATACCATCGTTGTGCTTGAAAGCATCAGGCATGATCGTTCGACCGTCGGAGCACTTGAGACCAGCCTTAGTGGCATAACCGCTGAAATCAGCTTCCATTTTGACGGGCTCCTTCCTTGTTAGTGTCAACGGCCTTTCGATGCCGTTTGGGATTTGGGCTTGCGAGCAGATTGCTTCTTAGCATCCTCAAGGGCTTTTTGGATCTTGGCTTTGATGTCCTTGATCTGCTCTTGAAGTTCTTGAACATTCTTGTCAGAAGCGTTGTTCTTCTTTGTCTCTTCATAATTCTTTTTAGAACGGGCTGCTGCCTCACGCTTCTGCTTGGCAGTCAAAGGGGTCTTGGATTTTGCGTCTTGATTCTGCTGGGCCTTAGCCTTGGCTTTATCAGTTTTAGTCTCGACGCCGCTACGGGCCTTGGCCCCTTTTACTAGCTCGGCCAGAACCTCTTTCAAACGTGCAAGTCGCTTCTTAAGAGCGGCAACTTCTGCTTCGGCTTCCTTTCGTTTTTGCGCCGGAGACTTCTTAGGCCTTCCTCGGGGCTTACCCGTAGTAGGCTTCTTTGATCCAGAGCGTTCAGATGGCTGGGGATCGCCCGCACCAGCTTTACGGCCCTTCAACTTCCGAGTGCGGAGGTAGTACTCTCGGGCTTTGTTTGGATCATAGGGAGCTTCATGGAAGAGGGCGGAATCATCAACGATCATTCATCAACCCCCAGCTCAGCAAAGATATCATCCAGCTCAGAGTTCAAACTGGCGAAAGCATCCTGCATAATGCCATCATCTTCCTCAGCTTCGGCTGGAGTTGCTGCAGGTGCAGCAATACCAAGCTCAGACTGGGGCATGTTGCTATTACGCAGCTCATCAGCCTTAGGATCCTTGGATGGCTTGAACCTGAGAATCTGACGGAACTCATTCGATGAGAGAATCTCATTACGAGTGAACTTGTCAGCCAACTCAGCAAGATCGGCAAGCGGAACCAACTTGAATGGATCATTGAAGAACTCAATGGACTGCTTCTGTGAACGAGCAGTCTTGGTAAGGAACTTGCGCTTCATCTCCCCAGAAATAGCCGAGAGAATGGGCTCAATGGTCCGGTTGTTGTAGTTCAGCATTGTCTTCTCATCTGCAGTACCATTCATGATCTCTGGTGTCAGGCCAAGTTGGCCGTACAGGAGACCCGTCAAGTACTCGATCTGCTTGAGAAGGTTGTTCTCGGCAGGTCGATTGAGCTGGGTGATCTTCTCGGTACCATCAGTATAGGCAATACCATACTGGCTGCCCTTGAGCTGGAACTCGATATCCTTTGCCCTCTGCTCAGCTTGCTGACGACGAGCATCAGACTTGATGACGTAGGGCAACTGGATAATAAGGTCGAGCTTTCCAGAACTACTAGCCTCATCGACTGAGTCAAGCAAAGCGAGCTTACGCATCAGTCGCTGCAAGGTGGAGTTCGGCTCATTCATGATAGAATATAGCGGATTCTCAACAATGCCTACGAAGCTCTTTGGTAGAAGAACATCCTCTCGCTTACCAGAGGTCACATTGTAGACATTCACCTTGACATGTTTCGGGTACCACTGCACAACCTCGCCGACACGCAGAGTCTTGATCTCAAAACTGTCTGTAATCTTTGGATTCTTAGTGGTATCAACTGGAACTAAAGCAATAACACCCTTATCGAAGAGTGACATCGCCATGTCCTGACGGAAAGCACGAGCTTCCTGGTCAAGATTGGCTTCGATCGTCAAGCAATTGTTGAGACCACTGTCGATCTCTTCGATAAAGCGACGGTCATCATCCAGGCGCACATGCAGAATTGGATTGGAGGCGACGTCCACACTGAGGCGGGTATAAATGGCCGAGATGATTGATCGCTCGTTGGAAATATAAGACATCGTGCGATTCGGTGGAATGGAATAGCTTGTGCCTAGATTCCAAGTTTGGGCTAGTGGCTCATCCTGGTTTCGAAACGCGTTCCAACTGTGCTTCAACCGTGTTAGAACGGCCATGGGTTACCTCCTTTCCTGACTGGGTGGTTGGCTTAATTTTGGGTCTTCTTTAAGGCATCAATTTCAGTCCGAAGACTATCCATTTTTTGAGCTGTACGAACGGCATTTATCTGGCTAACGCGAATTCGACCTGCTTGACCAGCTAAAAGCACTACTCCAACTTGCGCGCCGACTCGTGTTTCGGGCCTAGGTAAAGCCTTATTGACTAGCATAGAGCCACCAGTTAGAACTAGAGCCGTTTCAATAATACCCATAGTGGCCATTGACCGAATAGCTTTATTGGAACCCTTAGTCTGCCAATCTTTCTTTTCTTGTGGTGTCAACTTTGAATATGAAAACTTAGGATTCTTTCGAAGTTCTTTGTTTGCCATTTTACGAAGATAGTGGCCCTGATAACTAATTCCAGCAATTGCTTTATTAGCATCAAGTTTATCCATCTTGGACTGAGCTTTTGCTAATGAATTCGGTGACTTCCTAACACCCCAACGCATACCCTTGATCCCGAAATGGGCAAGGGCTTCTTCTCTTGTCATTTGGGGCATTCTGGCTCCTCTACTGGAATGTGTATTCCATCGACGTCAGGCCACCCCAGATGGGTTCCTTTGGGTTGATTACTTCATTAGTCACTTTAAAACCAAGCTTTTCATAAATATGTCGGGCATCTGGAGAATTAGCTGGAACTTCGAGCATCATTTTCTTAAAGCCTTGTTTCTTACCAAAACTTTCGGCAGTCTTAAGAATTTCGGTCGCATAGCCATTACCTCGTGCGGACTTTTTAATGGCAAGCCAATTTAAATACAACTCGGTGTCGCTTTTCTTCCAAAGATTTGCTTCACCAATATATTTTCCAGAGCTATCTGTGACTGTGAAAAATGCGCCTTTATTATAACCATCCGCATAGTTTTGACTAATCCGAGCTAACGCCTTAATAAATGTTGATGGCGGATCTTTTGAAAGGGTTAGCGTATCTCCATTGGAAAGTTTTCGAACAATCTTATCAGGACCGAGACCGGTTAAGGGCGGTCTAACTGTCTTTTCTTTTCGAACTCCCCAGTGCATTCCCTTGACACCGAAGTGTGCCAAAGCTTCTTCTCGTGTTGGATCAGTCACTCGAACGCCTCCGTTTCTTCTAGGGCCTCAAAAGTAAAACCTCGATGCGTTTTTAAACTTCCAGAAAGACATCTACTAATAGCCCCAATAGAGCCATTTATAGAATTAGCACAATCCGTTAAACTAGCAAAAGTTTCACCCGTTTGAACAATCCGAACCGGCCGTTTGTTAACTTGATGCTTTAATCCAGTCGCAAAAGCATGTTGAATGTTTTCACTCGAAGTAGACCATTCTAAATTATGCACACTATTATACATTTTATCACCATCAAGATGATTTACTTGATTAGCACTAGGTCGACTTGGAATAAATGCTAAAGCAACAAGTCTGTGTAATCGAACATCATTAGATTTTCCATTTCGATATAGAGTCACATAAGCATAATCATGCTTAAAAAATGGTTTTAACATTCGATCATGGCGACTATTGTATACTCGACCAAAGTTTGAGATTTGATAGTTAGGATACTCAGAAATTGTTTGCCATTTTTCATCATCCGCAAACATAAATATCCTCCTATTCAAACGCTTCTTTGTTCGCCTTGTAAGCCACGTAAGCGTCCATTAGGGCCGATACGTTGTCGATCTTTTCTTCATTTCGCTTCTTCATGAGTTTGCGGTTACCGTTGGTATCAACCAAAGTAATAGCATTACCCATTGCGAAAGACATAAGCTCTTGGTCAAAGATGAGCATTCGTTCTTCACTCAAAGTCTTCAACTCGCCAAGAGGGACAGACTCAGTGCGAGCACCCTGGATGACCTTCTCGAGACCATAAGGACCATTGTCCTGCTCCCAACGAGTAACAAACTCCTTGGCATTATATGGGTCGAAGCCTAGGGTGCGAACGTCATACTCATTGTCCTCGATGAACTTCTCAAGATCCTCATAGACCTCGATCATGTCAAGAACGGTGCACTCAAGAACATGCAGACTTCCCTCATTGATGAACTGGTCGTACTTCTGACGCATGGCGCCCGGTAGTTTCATGAGAGTCAATGATGAGATGTAGCTTCGAGTCTTGACTCCAAACATGCCCCGAGATAGTGGGAACAGGAATGTGAAAGCAGTGAAGTCATCGCCCTGAGAAAGGTCAGCGCCAAGAGCACAAGGCATCTGCCAGAACTCACGAGGACGATGCGGAAGGGTTTCCTCATAGGTGAAGAAGTAGGTGTAGCCCTCCATGGGAATACCAAAGCGCTTGGCGAGAATATCATTGCGTGCAGCAGGCGCTTTCTCGGCCCGCTCGACATCCAGTTGGTAGGTCTCATAGGAAACCGTACGCCCGATGTTCGGATTAGCCTTCGGCCACATTGCTGGGTCAGCAACTTCCTCTAACTCATCCAGCTTGTAGTGCCAGATCGATACATGAGGTGCAAGATAGTCGCCCTTGAGGATGTCAGCAAGTTCCATTTTGATGGTATCTCCGGAACCATTGCGGACCGTACCCTCAGAACTGATAGCCACGATCAGCCAGTCATCCTGCTTCGAAGCACCCTGCTCGATAGCACCAACAACGTCTTCTCGAATGTCTCCGGAGAGCCACTCGTCAACGGTTGACACCTTCGGCCGCAGTCCCTGCAGTTTTGCAATGGACATGGGTCGTACTTC